GATCTGCAACAGTTTCATTTCAAGTTGAAAAGTTTTGTCAGTAAATTTGATTCCAAGTATTTCTATAATTGGAAGAAACAGTACTCCAGGCGAAAGATTGTAGTTTTCAAGAAGATTATGGTTGGTATCGTAGCAATTCAATGAATAATTTCCAGATATGTTGTTTTTGTTTAAAATGGTTTTTAATTTTATACCTGCCTTGTGGAAATGTATTGGTGAAGCAAAAGCATCGTCAATGTCTTCCAGTGTTAAACTTTCTTCAAACCATTCGTCTTTGTTTTCTGCTAAAACATTTTTTATTTTGTTTTCTAAATTTTCAAAAAAATCAGAAGTTTTTTGATGATTTTCGTAAATAAGGTCGCAAAAGTATTTGTTGTTTGCTTTTTTGATTCCGGCCAGAGAGTAGCATTGCGACGTTTGTATGATAATTGGGTCGTCGTTGTGATAAATTCTTGAAAAATACAAATTATTTTGTATTTGGTTTGGAATTCCTAAAGATAAATAATCTAAATCCAACGTGGTAGTTTCGATGTTGATTGGCATATACGTTGTTGCAACATATGTTATGAGTAAAAAAGACGCAAATTTTTTGTGTTATGTAGTTATGTTGAGTGTTATGCAATCAAGTTTTATGAAAGATCTGAAAAGTTTTTTTGAAAATAGTGAATTCAAAAAAAGTGTGAAAGAGCTGGTTAGACCTATATTAGAAATAATAATTATTGAAATATTGCCATATATTTTGTTTTTTATTATAGTGTTGTTTTTTCACATAACCTTAAGCATTTATTTAGTTCAAACATACATGAATAAAAATTAAGAAGTGGCACATTTTAAGGTTTGTTATAGAATACATAGCAACTAGCCACCAAATATTAACAATAAAAATACTACAAGCTTAAAAGATGAACTGAAAAAAGAAAAATTGAAAATCTAAAAAAAATTTTAGATTTTGTGGTATAACAAATCTAAATACTAACTATTAAAACAAATAAGAAATGCATAGTTTCAAGTTGTTGGACTTTAAAACATTTGATGTGTTTGAGGATTATATAGCTGATAATATTCAAATCAAAATGTCCAAATTTTGCATTCAGATATTTGGATTAAATGAGAAAAGGGTTACTTATTCTTGCTTGGTGAAAGACTACAAACCTTATTTTTATGTGAAGGTTCATGATTCCTGGAATTATAACGACTGCAATAATTATGTGAAATATTTGAATAAAAAGTTGGTAACTAAGCTGAACACTAACTATAAAACATTGTATGCGGGTAACGATAGTGATCTAGTTTTGGTAAGTCAGCTCCTCTACTGTTGCAAATTTGAAATTGTTCACATGAAAAAATTGTATGGATTTGATGATGGAAAAAAACATACGTTTATTAAATTGTATTTTAATAGCAACAAAGGGTTTACTTCTGCTAAAGGACTATGGTTTAATGATCGTATACTTATCAATGGTGGAATAAAATACAAAAATTCACACATTGAGTTGTATGAAGCTCAAATACCACCGTTGTTGAGATTTTTCCACGAAAACGAAATCAGTCCATCAGGTTGGGTAAAGATCAGCAACAAATACGTTAAACTCAGAACTAAGAAAACTTATTGCGATATTGAAATAATTACTTCGTATGCAAATGTGATTGGACTGGATGAAGATAAGATGGTTCCCTACAAAATATGTAGTTTTGATATTGAGGCAAGCAGTAGTCATGGGGATTTTCCTTTGCCAATCAAATCGTACAAGAAACTGGTAACAGAAATTCTTGATAACTATTCTTCGACGTTAGATGAAAACAAGCTAACTAATTGCATATTGTGTGCGTTTGGATTCTATCAAGAAGAAACAAAAATTAGCCGTGTATATGTTCAGCAAAACATAGATGAGGATGTTCTAGTGAAAGCAATTTTGAAGATTTTGAATTTTTCGGTTAATGATGAGAAGTCAATATCTCTCAAAATAAACATTGAGGATATGTTCAGTAAAGAAACTGGCGGTAGTGATGATGAATCGGGCTATCCGCAAACCAGAAACAACACCAATGTTAAAAGAAAACCAACAGAGAATTATAGCATTCGTGATATGATAAAAGATGCAACAATTAGTAAAGAGTTTAAATCTGAAAAGCTCAATAATGCACTTACTATTAATTTACCGGATGTCAAAGGCGATGAAGTTACGTTTATTGGAACGACCTTTATAAATTATGGTGAAGAACACGTATACAAGAACCACTGTGTTGTTTTAAATGGTTGTAAAAAACTTGATACAGTGGAACATGCGGAAGTGGTTTCTTGCAAAACAGAAAAGGATCTTTTAATAGAATGGAAAAATCTGATAATACGCGAAGATCCAGATATAATAATTGGATACAACATTTTTGGATTTGATTATGAGTTTATGTTTAGGCGCGCGTATGAAAACGACTGCTTGGATGAATTCCTAAAAATATCAAGAAATGTTGATGAATTATGTGCTACAAAAGATCGTGATGGTGTATATCACATACAAGAAACCAGCATCGTGCTTGCAAGTGGCCAACACAATTTGAATTATATAAACACATCTGGTAGGCTGCAAATTGATCTTTACAATTACTTTAGACGTGATTACAATCTAGCATCATATAAACTGGATTCTGTTGCAGGATATTTCATTGGCGATGATATTAAACACCATGAGTTTCAAGGAAACAAGACAATATTGTATTGCAAAAATCTTTCTGGGCTGTCTCTACACGCATTCGTACACATCGAAGAAATAAATCATACTAATGAATACATAAATTCGGGAGAAAAATATGAGGTGGTTAATATAAATACGGATGCAAAATCTCTTACACTTAGGGGGGAGGTGAAAAATATGGATAACAAAAAACTACGATGGTGTTTAGCTAAAGATGATGTTACTCCTCAAGACATTTTCAGAATGACAAATGGTAGTGATGAGGACAGAGCAATTGTTGCAAAATACTGCATTCAGGATTGTAATTTAGTACATTCGTTGTTAAAGAAAATAGATATAATGACAGGTTTTATTGAGATGAGTAAGCTGTGTAGTGTACCAATTGCATTTTTGGTTTTGCGTGGACAGGGTATTAAACTTACCAGTTTTATTGCAAAAAAATGTAGAGAAAAAAACACATTGATGCCTGTTATAAAGAACAGTATGGGGGACGATGAAGGCTATGAAGGAGCAATTGTTTTGGAGCCTAAATGTGGTATATATTTGGATAATCCGGTTGCTTGCGTTGATTATAGCTCGTTATATCCGTCATCAATGATCAGTGAAAATTTGTGTCATTCTAGTAAGGTTTGGACGAAAGAATATGATTTGGATGGCAACTTTATAGAAGGAACAGGAGAAGTTAATAAAAAAACAGGTGAATATGTTTATGACAATTTAGCTGGCTACACATATGTAGATGTAGAATATGATACGTATACCTATAGAAGAAAATCCGCAAAAGCTGCGGCACAGAAAATAAAAATAGGCACTAAAGTCTGTAGATTTGCGGAATCAATTCAGGGCAAGGCAATATTGCCGTCTGTATTGCAAGAGTTGTTGTACTCGCGTAAGGCTACCAAGAAGCAAATGAATTCTGAAGAAGATCCTTTTATGAAAAATATTTTGGATAAGAGACAGTTATCAATCAAGTTGACAGCAAATTCATTGTATGGCCAGTGTGGTGCTAAAACAAGTGCGTTTTATGAAAAGGATGTAGCGGCTTGCACAACAGCCACTGGGCGTAAGCTGTTGATTTATGCGAAAAATTTGATAGAGGGTGTTTACGGAGATTGTGTTTGTGACACTAAAAATGGTAAAGTGAAAACGAACGCGGAATATATCTATGGAGACACGGATAGTGTGTTCTTTACGTTTAATCTAAAAAGGGCGGATACAAACGAGCCTATTATAGGAAAAGATGCGCTGGCATTGACGATTGAGTTGGCACAAGAAGCAGGTGAGTTAGCAAGTAAGTTTTTGAAAATGCCACACGATTTAGAATATGAAAAAACATTTATGCCGTTTTGTTTGTTGTCGAAGAAACGGTATGTTGGAATGCTTTATGAATTGGATGAAAACAAATGCAAATGTAAAAGCATGGGGATTGTTTTAAAACGACGTGATAATGCACCTATTGTAAAAGATATATATGGTGGTATAATTGATATATTGATGAACGAAAAGGATATAGCCAAATCATTGGAGTTTTTAGATAAAAACCTGAATATCATATTGAGTGGGAATTGTCCGTTTGATAAGTTTATCATTACAAAATCGTTGAGAAGCGGTTATAAAAATCCCAATCAAATTGCTCACAAGGTTTTAGCGGATAGAATGGGTGAGCGAGATGGAGTGACTCCGTCACCCGGAGACAGAATACCGTATATTTATATTACGACAAAAACACGAGCAAAATTGCAAGGTGATAAGATTGAACACCCCGATTATATCAGATTACACAATTTAAATATTGATTATGGTCACTACATCACAAATCAAATTATGCGTCCTATTTTGCAAATATATAGTTTAGTGATATTTGATCTTCCTTCAATCAAGTCTAAAAGCATGTTAAAATTGAGAATAAAGAAAGAATTAGCAGCATTAGCTGTAAATAATCAAGCTGATTACGCTAAAAAAAGTGAAGTTCTTAAAAACAAGTATGTTGAACGCGTACTGTTTGATAAATACATCAAAATGTCTGAAAACAAAAAAAACAACATGCGTGAAATTTCGAGTTATTTTGGATAGAATTTACTGCAAATCATTTATTTTTAGGTTTTTATTTTTTAAATTATATTTTTTCTTCTTATATGTTATATTTTATGCGTCATTCTATTAAAAACATCATTAAAACAATTGAAAGTCCGCCATCACCACCATCACCACCTAAATTTAAAAAAAGTTTGAAGTTCAGTCCAACAACGTTTGCAAAAGATTTACACAAAAAACATAACAAAAAAGTTGTAAAACAATTAAAAAAATACAATTCTCAAAGTAAAAATTTTAAATCAGCGTTGATTTCAGTTGGGGAATTATCGCGAAAGGCTGGCCCTTTAAACAAATCTAGCATTGCTGTAAGGCAAAACATATTTAAACATTTGGTAAAAGGAGCAAAAAATGTAATTTCCAGAAAGTCACGAAAGTCACGAAAGTCGCGAAAGTCCAGAAAGTCCAGAAAGTCCAGAAAGTCGCGAAAGTCGCGAAAGTCGCGAAAGTCCAGAA